AAGCAAACTCAAAAAAATCTGGAAGACTAAATGGCTCATCTTAGAGGGAGTTTTTAATTACTATTTTACTCGCAAGAAGATTGAGAGAATTGCCAGTTACAGAAATGATATATGTAGTACATGTCCTTTAATAGATCTTAAAGGTGATAAATGTGAAGTACCTGGAACTCAACCGTGTTGCAGTGATTGTGGCTGTTCCCTTAAATATAAAACTCGCAGTCTATCTTCAGCCTGTCCTAAAGGTAGATGGTTTGCAGTAATGAGTGAAGAAGAAGAGGATGATTTAAACGCTAAACTAGAAACCGATGGCAATAGTATTTAAACCCGAGACACATAGTTATACAAGCATAGATACCAGTGATAATATCACATGGACTAGCGTAACAAGCATCATATCTAAATATAAGAAACCTTTTGATGCTGATATTATAGCTGCTAAATCTGTTAAGAACAATTGGAGCAAATGGTATGGTATGACAGAAACTGATGTTAAAGAAGCTTGGAGAAATGAATCACAAAAAGCTGTTAATCTAGGCACATGGTATCATAACCAAAGAGAGCTTGCTTATACATCATGTAGCACTATAGAAAAAGATGGTTGTATTATACCTATTTTTAAACCTATTGAAGTTGATGGGATTAAAAAGGCACCTGATCAAAAACTTGCAGATGGTATATATCCTGAGCATATGACGTATCTTAAGAGTGCGGGACTATGTGGTCAAGCAGATAGAATAGAAGTAATTAACGGAAAGGTCAATATATATGATTACAAGACTAATAAAGAAATTAAGACTGAGTCTTATGTTAATTGGGAAGGAGTTAGTGATAGAATGCTTGCTCCACTCCATCATTTGGATGATTGTAATCTTAACCATTATGCATTACAGTTAAGTTTCTATATGTATATGATTCTTAAACATAACCCTAGATTAAAGCCAGGGATGATGATTATAGAACACATATTGTTTGAGGAAGCTGGTAAAGATGCTTATGATAATAGAGTTGTTTTATATGATCAGTTTGGTGAGCCTGTTGTGAGTGGAATAGTTGAATATGAGGTGCCTTACCTCAAAAATGAGGTGATTAGTATTATAAATACAATGAGAAATGCTGGTAAAACTATTTGATATGCAAAATGGAGTGGTAGTTCCTAGTGAACACTGCTACACTATAAGTACTTTAAAGAAAATTATGGATGACTATCCAGAGGATCATTTGAAGATATATCTGTATCTTTTTTATATGAGCTGTCCTAATCCAGATCTAAATCCTTTTTTCAATCTTGCCGAAGATGACAAAGAAGAGATTATATTAGCTGAGATCAAAGCGGAATTTAGTCCTGAGGATGATGGTATTCCAGGTGCTTTACAGCTTTGTAAGAAGCTTTATGAGACACCAACTATGAGAGCTTATAATGGTATTAAACAAATGCTTGATAGGCTAGCTAACTATATGGGTACAACAAGTATTACAGATGGTAGAGATGGTAATCTTACGGCTCTTACAAATACAGCGGCTAAGTTTCAACAAATTAGAGAAGCTTATAAAGGTGCTTATAAAGACCTTCAAGAAGAACAAGCAGGTCGTGCGCGCGGGGGTGCTGGACTTGCTTATGACCAAATGACTTAATATGCTACAACAAACAGATATAGAAATTCCTACATGGGAAAATGGAGAGTGGTCAATGACCCTCTTTGCTACTCATGATGATTTTAGAGATTTTGTTTTTAGCATATTTAAAGAGCCGGGTCAATATCAGTTTGATGAAACAAGTCTTGTATTCAATGCTGAGGCAAGAAACTTTAATGCTAAAGGTTTTTATTGTCAATTTCCTCAGGGTACTAAAGACTACATACAATACTGGAATGATCAAAAAGATAAATGTCGTTTAGGAGCTATATATAAAAATAATGGCAATGCCTGGTATATACCACGTGACTATTATATGTGGTTAAACTTCTTACCTATCTTTAATAAAGAGATTCAAAAATATGGTTTTGCTGATGTCAGAGATGCTCAGTATCATATGGCGTTATATGAGATGCTGGCTGAATTAAACTTTAAACATGCCGCCATATTAAAGAAACGTCAAATTGCATCATCCTATTATCATGCTGGTAAGTTTATAAATCAGATCTGGTTTGAGGAAGGGGTTACTCTTAAAATGGGAGCTAGTCTTAAAGACTATATTAATGAGAAAGGAACTTGGAAATTCTTAAATGAATACGAGGCTTTCTTAAATCAACACACTGCTTGGTACCGCCCTATGAATCCTAATAAGGTTATGATGTGGCAACAGAAGATTGAGATAACCACAGGTATTCAGAAACGTAAAACAGAAATAGGTCTTAAAGGTGTACTCCAGGGTATGTCTTTTGAGAAAGATCCTACCAATGGTGTAGGGGGACCGTGCAGGTATTTTTTCCATGAGGAAGCAGGTATTGCTCCTAAGATGGATACAACATTTGAGTACATACGCCCTGCTATGAAATCAGGATTCATGACTACGGGAATGTTTATTGCTGCAGGTTCTGTAGGAGATTTGTCTCAGTGTGAGCCTTTACGTAAAATGATTATCAGGCCTGATGCTAATGATATATACGCAGTAGAATCAAGATTAATTGATGAGACCGGTGTGCATGGTAGAACAGGTTTGTTTATTCCTGAACAATGGTCAATGCCCCCATTTATAGATTCTTTTGGTAACTCTAAAGTAGAAGAAGCTCTTGTTGCATTGGATGAACAATTTGCGGCATGGAAAAGAGAATTAGATCCGGCAGAATATCAGCTTCGTATATCACAGCATCCTAGAAATATTAAAGAAGCTTTTGATTTTAGAACAGCATCTGCATTTCCTCAGCATTTGGTTGTTGCTCAAATGAGAAGAATTGAAGAAAAGATTTATCCTTATGAGCACCTTGAGATATATAAAGATGAGAATGGTAAGATAACTGCAAAGGAGACTAACAAATTACCTATCAAGGATTTTCCTATTACAAAAGACACAGAGGATAAAACAGGATGTGTTGTTGTATATGAAAGACCCTGCAAGGATCCTGAATTTGGGATGTATTATGCATCTGTCGATCCCGTGGGAGAAGGTAAAACTACTACATCAGAGTCCTTGTGCGCCATCTATGTGTATAAAACATCTGTAGAAGTAACAAGGAGAGACGGTGATGAGGTAGAGACTGCTATTGAGCAGGATAAACTAGTAGCTGCTTGGTGTGGGCGTTTTGATGATATCAATAAAACACATGAGAGATTAGAACTTATTATTGAGTGGTACAATGCCTGGACTATTGTTGAGAATAATATTCCACAGTTTATCACACATATGATTAACCGTAAGAAGCAAAAGTATTTAGTTCCAAGACAGCAGATTCTATTCTTGAAAGATATAGGAGCTAACGCTAATGTATTCCAGGAATACGGGTGGCGTAATACAGGGACTTTATTTAAAAGTCATATGGTAAGTTATGCTATTGAATTCTTACGTGAGGAGCTACATGAAGAAACAACAGCAGATGGTAAAGTAGTTAAGACTACCTATGGTATAGAGCGTATACCAGACATCATGTTACTTAAAGAAATGCAAGCTTATAGAGAAGGAGTTAACGTAGATAGACTTGTAGCTTTTGCTGCTTTAGTAGCTTTTGCAAAAGTTCAACAAGCAAATAGAGGTTATAAAAAAAGATTTGAAGATAGCGGTAAACCAAAAAGCTTGGATAACAACGATAAATTCAGTAAATTGAATATGAGCCCTTTCCGTCATATTGGTGGGGGTGACAAGAGCTTTAGTGGTATGAAGTTACCAAGAAGTCCATTTAAAAATTTTAGATAAAAGATATGCAGATATTTAATGCAATGCAAGTTAAGGCTGGTGCCAAGGTTGAGTACAACAAGATGGGTACTCTTAATCAGCCTATTCAGTTTTTGCCACGTTCCAAAAAAGATGAAGCTTGGGCTGCATGGAACCTTGACTGGTTGGAATGGGAAGGATTAAAACAAATCCGTCGCAATGCCCGCCGCCTTATGAAAAACTATAAGCTGGCTAAAGGTATCATAGATAAAACCGACTATATCATAGAGCAGGATAATGAGTATGCTGACATGATAGAAGTTCTTACAAAAGAAGATACTTCAGCATTAGAGCTTAAGTTTTATCCTATTATTCCTAGTGTAATTAATACACTTGTTGCTGAATTTTCTAAGAGAAGTACAAAGGTTATATTTAAAGCTGTTGATGATATTTCATATAATGAAGAATTAGAGGCTAAGAGAACTGAAGTAGAGCAGTTATTGTTAAAACAAGCAGAGTTGAAGGTTAAAACTAATCTTCAAAATATGGGATATGATATTGATGAAAAACAATATCAAGATGTACTATCGCCAGATAAACTTAAAACATTACCTGAGATACAGAACTTTTTTCAGAAAAGTTATACAGGTATAGTAGAGCAATGGGCTACTCACCAACACTTGAATGATATTGAGAGATTTCACATGGAAGAACTTGAAGAAAGAGCTTTCCGTGATATGCTTATTACTGACCGTGAGTTCTGGCACTTTAAGATGATGGAGGACGACTATAATATTGAGTTATGGAATCCAGTATTAACATTCTACCATAAATCACCAGACACACGTTATATATCAGAGGGAAGTTGGGCTGGTAAGTTTGATATGATGTCTGTTGCTGATGTAGTTGACAAGTATGGGTGGTTGATGAATGAGGATCAGCTTAAATCATTAGAGCTTATATATCCTGTGCGCTCTGCGGGATATCCTATCCAGGGATATCAGAATGATGGTAGTTACTATGATGGTACTAAATCACATGAGTGGAATACAGAAATGCCATCTCTTGGTTACCGTCAATATACATCCATGTGGCAAAACTCTACAGTAGGTGGAGATATTGTTAAATGGATTATGAGTGAGTCAGAGGATTTCTTTGACATGGGATTAACAGATATGCTTCGTGTAACTACAGTATATTGGAAATCACAGCGTCGTGTAGGACACTTAACTAAGATTGATGATCTTGGTAATGCATCCCATGAAGTTATTACAGAGGACTATCAGGTTGTAGACAAACCTATTTATGATACTAACCTTATTAAAAACAAGACCAAAAATAATCTAATGTTTGGTGAACATATAGATTGGATCTGGATCAATGAGGTTTGGGGTGGAGTTAAGATTGGCCCTCACGCGCCATCTTTCTGGGGAACTAAATCTCCCGGAGGTATTAATCCTATATATTTAGGTGTAAACCAAAATGCAATCAAGCCCATAAAGTTTCAATTTAAAGGAGACAACTCTTTGTATGGTTGTAAACTTCCTATTGAGGGCTCCGTATTCTCTGACCGTAATACAAGATCTACTTCCCTAATTGATTTAATGAAGCCATTTCAGATTGGCTACAACATTGTAAATAACCAGATTGCAGATATATTAATAGATGAACTGGGAACAGTTATCTTATTGGATCAGAATGCTTTACCTAAACATTCTCTTGGAGAAGACTGGGGTAAGAATGCTTATGCAAAAGCATATGTTGCAATGAAGAATTTTCAGATCTTACCCTTAGATACATCTATCAGTAATACAGAAAATCCACTTGCCTTCCAGCACTATCAGAAACTTGACCTTGAGCAAACTAACCGATTAATGTCTCGTATTCAGTTGGCTAATTACTTTAAGATGCAAGCTTTTGAGACAATAGGTATTACTCCGCAACGGATGGGACAACAGTTATCACAAGAAACTGCAACAGGTGTTGAACAAGCTGTAAACTCATCTTATGCTCAAACTGAAATATATTTTATACAGCACTGTGATTATTTAATGCCACGTGTACACTCTATGCGTACAGATTTATCCCAGTATTATCACAGTACCAAACCCTCGGTACGCTTACAATATATAACAACAGCTGAAGAAAAAGCTAACTTTGAGATTAACGGTACTGATCTAATGCTCAGAGACTTTAATGTATATTGCACAACGCGCTCTAACCAAAGAGCATTACTAGATCAGCTTAAACAATTAGCTATTCAGAATAATACAACTAATGCGTCAATCTATGATCTTGGTAATATTATGAAGTCTGAGTCTATTGCCGAAGTTACTAATGTACTTAAAGCTACTGAGATTAAATCTGAGCAAAAGCGTAAAGAAGAAATGCAACAGCAACAACAAATGCAAGATCAAGCTATCAAAGCTAAGCAAGATGAAGCTAAGCAGAAGATGGAATTTGAGTCTGCTGAGAATGAGAAAAATCGTCAAGCTGATATTCTACAAGCTCAGATCAAATCTGCAGGCTTTGGCTCAATGAAAGACATCAATGAGAACAAGCAAAGTGACTATGTTGATGCTATGGACAAACTTCAGAATACTGAGTTGTATAGACAAAACACTCAGATTCAACAAGATAAGGAAGTTTCAAGAGCTTCACAGGCATCTACTAAACTAGACCTTGAAAAAGAGAAACTTGCTACTCAAAAAGATATTGCGATGACCAAGCTGCAAATTGCTAGAGAGAACAAAAATAGATTTGATGCTGGAGCAGAAGAGTAGCCATTAGCTATATGATCAACTTTAATTTTTGAGATTTTAAAATCTTAAAAGTTTAAATGAATACTTTTGCCTATATTAATATTATAAACCAACAAACAATGAGCTTAGATAATATAAATACCGATGTTACGGAAGTAGCACAAGTAGAAATGAACCTAGATGAAATTCTAGGAACACCGGGTGCAGAAAGCGTTGTGCTCCCTGAGAAAGAAACAAAGCCTAGTATTTTTAGTCCTAGGAATGAAGATCTTTCTTTTATTGACAATCCTGAGGATGAAGAAGATCCACAGGGACAGAAAGCACCAGAATCTATTGATGATATTCTAAAAGACATTGATCCTGTTATGGCTTCAGATGATGAATCTGAAACTAAAAAATCAGGAGGTCGCCCTAAGCTTGACAAAAGCGGAATGGCTGAGGTAATGAATAAGCTTATTGAGAAGGGACAAATTGTACCTTTTGATGATGATAAGTCTCTTGATGAATATTCAATTAAAGATTTTGAAGAGCTTTTAGAAGCCAACTTCAGTGAAAGAGAAAACAGAATACGTCAGGAAACACCTGTAGAATTCTTTGAAGCTCTTCCAGAGGAACTTCAAGCTGCTGCTAAATATGTAGCAGATGGCGGTGATGACTTAAAAGGATTATTTAAAGTACTTGCTCAAGTTGAGGAAGTAAGAGAATTAAATCCTAAGAAAGCAGATGACCAAGAGCAGATAGTACGTGAGTACTTGAGAGCTACAAACTTTGGTACCACCGCTGACATTGAAGAAGAAATTGAAGACTGGAGAGATCGTGGTGATCTAGAAGCTAAGGCATTAAAGTTCAAACCAAAGTTGGACAAAATGCAAGAATCTGTTGTTGCTCAAAAGCTTGCTCAACAAGAGCAAATAAGATCACAACAACAGGAAGCTGCTAAAGCATATGTACATAATGTATATACAACTTTACAGCCTGGTGAACTTAATGGAATTAAGTTAGATAAGAAGACACAGGGTATGTTATATGCTGGTCTTGTACAACCTAACTACCCATCTATGTCAGGTAAACCTACAAATATGTTAGGTCACTTGCTAGAGAAACACCAATATGTAGAACCAAACTACCCATTGATTGCTGAGGCACTTTGGTTATTAGCTGATCCTGTAGGATACAGAAATAAGATAAAGGACAGCGGCAAGAATGAGCAAGTAGAAAAAACTGTGCGTCAGTTGAAAAGTGAAGAAGCTCGTAAAACATCTAGTACTCCGGTAGTAGAAAGAGAGGAGAAAGTTCAACGCCGCATACCTAGAAATGATAACTTTTTTAAACGATAAATTAACTTAACCCTTAAATAAATAAAAAAAACATGGCAACTCCAGTTTTAAACAATGGTATATTTCTGCGGGATACCAGCTACACCGCTAGCTCACACGTAGATTCTTACCACTTGGTTAACATGCTCAAGAACTCTGAACCTATGGATTTAGGACCAGTAGATCTTTGGGCAATGGCGCAAAAGGTAGAAATGCCTTTGTACCAAATGTCTAGCTTTGGTGGAAAGAATGTAATTAATGTTGACAATGCTCGTGGAGAGTACAAGTGGCAAACACCAGTTGTATTAGATCTTCCTTACATTGTTGATGATGTAGAATTAGATGGCGCTACAACAGTAGGTGCTGATGGTACTACATTTAGAATCAAATTGTCACGTCGTGAATTTGGACATGGTGATATCATCACTTATGACAAGTACAACGGTGCTGAGATGTACATTACTGTAGATGACATTGTTCCTCTAGGTGATGGTTTCTTGTACACTGTACAATTGGTAAACAATGATAGCTCTTTCTCGTTATCAACTAACTATCTTGTACCAGGTACTAAAATCTTCCGTAAAGGTTCTGCTCGTGGTGAGTACGGAGAGCGTTTCTCTGACATCACTACTGCTACTGGTTTCCGTGAATTCTACAACTTTGTAGGAGGAACTGAAGCTCACGTACACTATTCTGTATCTTCTCGTGCTGACCTTATGCTTAAGGGTGGTATGAATGCAGATGGTACTGTACCTGTAGTAGAGATCTGGCGTAACTTTGACAAGAACATGGATCCATCTGTAGCTAACCTAGATACTATGGTTTCGCGTATGGGTAAGGATTATGTTAAGCGTGCTATGTCTAACGGATCTTTAAGCCGCACTTTCTTAACTGCAATGGAAGCAGCTCACTTGGCTAAAGTTGCAAATGACATCGAGACTTACTTAATGTGGGGACAAGGTGGTCGTGTGCGTCAAGACGGTCCAGATGACTTGCGTTTATCTGTGGGTCTTTGGAAGCAATTGGACAACTCATTTAAGCGCGTATATAACAAGTCTGGTTTTAACCTTGACTTATTCCGTTCTGAATTGTATAACTTCTACGCTGGTAAGGTTGACTTCCAAGGACCAGATCCTAAGCGTCAGTTGATTGTACAAACTGGTATGGGTGGTATGCGTATGGTTAATGAGGCAATTAAGCGTGAAGCAATGTCTTCAGGTTTGTTGATCCAAGCTGCTGACATCGGAGCTATTACTGGTCAAGGTATGGACTTGAACTTTGGATTTGCTTACACTTCTTATGTTATCCCATTCTTGGCTAACGTGAAGTTTGTGCTTAACCCAGCGTTTGACAACTTGCATACTAATGACATTGAAAACCCAATCATTGATGGTTTCCCATTGTCTTCTTATAGCTTCATCATCTTTGATATCACAGATAATACTAATGACAACATCTTCTTGTTGAAATTATCTTGGGATAATCAATTAAAGTGGTGGTACCAAAACGGAACTATGGATTACATGGGACGTAGCCAAGGCTTTGCGTCTTCTGGACAATTCAATGGATACCGTGTATACATGACACAAACAATGCCTGCAATCTGGGTTAAAGACCCAACCAAAGTATTGAAAATTGTTATGCGTAACCCAATCACTGGCGGATCATTCTAATCTTAAATAATCTGTAAAAGGGGGAGGCTAAAATCTCCCCCTTTTTACTATCTTTACAAAACCAATAAAAAATAAAACCAACAAACATGTCAACATCATTTACAAAAGTAGAGCGTTACTCAGAGACTAAGCGCTCACCAATAGCAATTAAACCATATTTTGATGACAGAATATCAAATATGGGATTAGAGAAATATGGAATGTCTCTCTATGAGGGAGTAAAACATATTGAACAATTAGCATGTCTAGAATTCAATGGAATTAAAAGATATGTAACAGGGCTTAATGAATTTGCACCAGATGTTAAAAACATTCCTGATCCAGAAGTAAGAGCTGCTGTAATTAAAGAAATTAGAAATGTGGTTGCAGAAATTGAAAGAGAGCTTGCAGCAAATGTTCTTGATGTAGAGGACAAAGACTTTTGGGCAAAAGTTAAATTGCTTAGACCTGACAATGATGATTTCTGGTCTAAACTTGAATTAAAGTGTGGTAATGATCCAGTATTTCTTGATCCTAAAGATCCTTATGATCTAGTTAAGATGTATGCGATTAATGCAGGTGGCTTTAGTATTGTTGCAAAAAGCTATGAAGATGCAAGATCAAAAATGCCAGTTCCTAAGTTTTACTTAGACAAACATGTTGAAACCGTATCTACTAAAACAGAAACTAAGAAGTTACGTAATAAAGCTTTGTCTGAGTTACAAAAACTATTTGATAAGAATACAAACAAACTATGGTATATAGCTAAAGTTGTTGATAGTGCAAGTGCTCAGTACAAGAAGAACACACCAAATGATATTATCTATGACAACATGGATACCTATATTACCGGAGAAGGTTCTGAGAAAAGTGCTAATCGTGCAGCTCAACAGTTTTTAGATGCATGTAACTTTAGCATGGAGACTTTGAAAATTAAGTCTTTGGTTAAAGATGCAACTTACTATAAGTTTATTGTAGCTAAAGCTGATGGATTTATCTACCATAAAGATAAAAATGTGCTACTAGGTCGTAACCAACCAGATGTTGTAGAGTATCTTACTAATCCTTTAAATGAAGAAATTTTGGTAGATTTAACCAAAAAAGTAGAAAAATATTGGAATCAATGATTATCTTTAATATAACAACTTAATATTTATATATCAAAATGAAAACAAAGAATTCAGCATGTGGAGTGTGGGTAAACTTAAACACACCCGTTACAGTAGAGCGTGCACCTAAATCAAGTGGCACGTATGTAGGTTTAAATGCAAAAGCTACTGCACAGAACAGCGCACCTAAAAATGCAAAATCTGGTGGAGTAAATAAACCACAAGCTAAACCTGATAAATACTAATTCAATCTCATAATATAATGGCAACAAGCAGAAAACCCAAAGTTCCTAGAAGAACTACAACAACCACTCCTATTGTTGGTGATGGAAGTCCTTATTCTATTAAAGAAACTGTTGTTCGAAATAGAAAAGGTGATATTAAAAAATCAGTGATAAAGCGCACTGATGGTCCTTATCTTAAAACAGTTGTTAAAAAAGGTGTATCAAAAGACAAAAATACAGCTAAAGGTGTAGCATTTGATGTTGGATATGCGCTAGATGATGCTAGATATGCTGTTGCTGATGCTGCTTCTGCCGTAGGTAGAGGCGTTAAAAATACAGTTAAAGCCATAGCTGGTAAAGGTCCTGGTGCTGCAGACAGACGTCAAGATCGTCAAGATAGACGTACTACTCGTGTTGAGGGCAGATCCGAAAGAGCTGATATAAGACAAGATAGAGCAGCAACTAAAGCAGCAAACAAAGCAGCTGATAAAGCAGCTCGTCAAGAAGGACGTTGGAATAAAAAAGTTAGAAAAGAAGAAGTATTAGGTGGTGTTAGAGATGCAAAAGCTAGACGCACTGCTGAAGTATTGCGTGGTGGAAAAAATCCTGAATCTGTCGCAACTACTACTAATGTTAACAGCAATAACCAAACAACTAAAGTGCAGGCAAATCCTGCATCAAGAAGTGATGCTGGTGCAACAGGAGGATCTTCTAAGGCTAACTCTAGCTCTAATGCTGAAGGTGGATCATCTTCATCAAGATCAAATTCTGTTATCTCAACTCGCTTGAAGAAAGCAGGTACTAAAATTGTTGATCTTAGTGAAAAGAAGCGAGGAGGAAGAGCTGGTAGTAAAATGTCACCTATGTACAACAAAGGAGGCATGTATAACAAAGGTGGTATGTACAAAAAAGGTGGTAAAAAGTAATAATGAGCAAGATTGTAAATACTGCTGAAAAGAAATCATTAATTGGATATGCTAATTCAAAGCCCACCTTCCGTAAGGGTGGTGCTTTGTCTAAGCTTTATCCCACAAAAAAATCAGACTGTGGCTGCAAAAAGTAAACAAATGCTTAAGCGCAAAGATGGAAGTACATCTCAAAGAGGACTTTGGGATAACATTCGCGCTAATAAAGGCTCAGGCAAAAAGCCTACAGCTGAGATGCTTAAACAGGAGAAAAAGATTAAAGCTAAATCTAAGAAGTGATGGCTAAAGCTAAATTTACCACGGGTAATGAAAAACATGTAGTTTATAAAAAAACTACTAAGAGAGGAGAAGGTAAAGTTGGTGATATTATGGTTAATCATAATAGTAAGGATAAGGGTACTTATGATACAATTAGTCTTACAAGAACAGAAAATGCTAAAACTATTAAGCAGGGTGTAGCAGCTGAAAAGAAATGGCATAAACAAAATTCTAAAGATAATGGCAAAAAGTCCCGCGTGGCAAAGAAAAGAGGGTAAGGCACCAAGTGGTGGTCTTAATGCTAAAGGACGTGCTTCTTATAACAAAGCCAATCCTGGCAAACCCGGATTGAAGGCACCGCAACCAGAGGGCGGAGCTAGAAAGAAAAGCTTTTGTGCTAGAATGTCTGGTATGAAAAAGAAACTTACAAGCTCTAAGACAGCTAATGATCCTGATAGCAGAATCAATAAGTCACTTAGAAAGTGGAAATGTTAAAAGTATAGATGATGAAAAAGAGTAATTCGGCACATCCTGGTTTTAAATCAGTGCAATCTAAGATTGCTGCTAAACAAGGCATTTCTAAAAAAGCTGCTGGAGCTATCTTAGCTGCTAGCACACGCAAGGCTTCTGCTAAAGCAAAAGCTAAAAACCCAAGATTGAAAAGAGTTAAAGGATAATGAACAACTCAACCCTGCAGATTAAAATAAAACAAAGGCTTAACAAGCTTGCTAGTAATGACTATGATAACATAGAGTGCTGGCAGATTGTTGAGGCTTTTAATAAAGCACAGATCCAATGGGTCCGTCGACAACTTGCAGGTATTAATATCCAAAAGCAAGGTGATGAGCAATCAAAAAGGAAAATTGATGATCTTCAACCCTTGCTAACAACAACAGCTCTCTCAACTGTTAACATGCCTGATTATGTAATGTCAGAATCATTACCTCCAGACTACATGGAGTTTAAGAGAATTGATGCTTATGCATCTAGTGACTGTTGCCCTAATCCAAGGCGCATGATTGTTTATTTAGCTGAGGAGGCTAATGCAGCAATTCTGCTACGTGATACCAACAAGAAGCCTAGTTTTGAATGGGCAGAAACATTTTGTACCTTAGCCGGTAACAAGATTAAAGTATATACAGAATCAGATTTTACTATAGATACAGTTAACCTTATCTACTATAGAAATCCAGTTGAGATACAAATTTTAGGCTGTGTTAATCCATACACAGGTTTTGTAGTTACATCAGATGTTCCTTGTGAATTTAAAGATGATGTCGCTGAAACTATTGTTGATGACGCTGTGCAAGTTTTAGCAGGTGATATAGAGTCAATTACTCAATATCAAATTGCTCAAAGCTCTAGTGAAGAAAACTCATAATACATGCAATAATGGCCGAACAACCAAGAAATTTACTAAAGAGAGATCCTGAGCCTATTAAAAAACTCAGCAGACCTAGCACTGAACAATCTGCTAAACCTATGCCTACTCCAGACTCGGGTGTGGGAGGAAGCTCATTAGATAATATGACTGCAGCTTGTGCTACAGAAATGATGAATGCTGCTGTAAGTTTTCATAGATTACACCTAAAGATAAAAGGAGATGGTTCTTATGCTGCTCACAAAGCTCTTGGTGATTTTTATGATGGTTTGCACGGACATGCAGATACTCTTGTAGAAGGTTACCAAGGAGCAACTGAAAAGCTCATAACCTATAAGGATATGCCTATACGTACATTAGATACTGTGGCTGATGCTGTAGCTTATCTTAGAGATATGAATAACTCTATTAATAAACTACAGGGGATGCTACCTTATTCAGAGATAGTTAATAACCTAGACTTAGTTAAGGATGCTATTAATTCTGCTAAATACAAACTACTTTTTTTGAAATAATTTGGAGAGTTGAGAAACTTTCCTTATATTAAATATATATTTATAACCCTTAAAAAACAAAAAACATGTCGTATTTTAATCATGCCTTTCAGAAAACCTTTGTAGGATACAATGGTTTTGTTACTGATCCAGGATTATCAACAAGTGACTTAACTCTAGGTCAGTTTACTTTTGTTGATCCAAAAACTTGGACTATCCCTACGGATCTTGATCCATCAACTGCTTTAAAGTGCCCATTGGTACTTGTATCAGGTTCTATTCACCCTAATGACAAAATTGGTCCATTCCACGGTGGATATTCTGAGTCTGTAAAGTCTAAGACTATCAACCCTAAGTATGTATCATCTTTCTACAAAGTAGAATCTTGTCCTTCTCAACAAGCTCAAATTGTAGTAGGTGATACAGACTATGAATTTGGTGGTACTTGCACTAAAGATTTCCTTTGCGGTGAAACTTACAACTTGCGTGTAGACATCAAAGGTTCTCCAGTATTACGTACATTAACTCGTAATAGTTATTATACTGCCGCTGGTTACACTGGATGTTGCGATGCTGATGCTATTGCTCCACTACCAGTTAATCCTTTGATTGTATACGTACAGTGGGCTTACCAATTGTTGAATTCTCCATTGGTTAATCCATTTATTCAAGTTGCGATTACTTATACAACTAACAGTGGTGGGTCTTGGACTGAGCTTGGAGATGGTACATCTTCTGAGACAAACTTAGATCTATTATTAGGTTACATTCAGAATCCAGCATCTCTTCCTGTAGTTGACCCTGCTGATGCTACTGACGGTGCTGGTTTGATTATTACAGGAGCTTATGTTGATACACGTTTCCAAGACTGTACTTTCTACCCTAATGATTCTATCATTGCTTTCTTAGAGCCAGTTAAAATCTATGCTTCTGAAGTAGATCTTAATGGAGATCCTTGTGCTTTCACAGGTATCTGTGTTAATGATACTTGTACCCCTCAGCAATTAAAAGGAACAGGAGAGAATGTTATTCGTCAGCTTATCTTAACTGAAGCCTACATGCAACAACCTTTCTATACTGGATCTGACTTGCGTATCCGTGAGATCACTAACGGTACAGACGTGTATGATGCAATTAATCGTAATGCTTTCTATACTAGCTATTATATTCAGCACAATGTTCCCCGCTTTAACAACCCAACTGGTGTATTTGATAATGATCAGTACTTGTTGCAAATTGTTGTAACTGAGGATAATGTTGTTGCAGGTATTGATTCAACAGGTGTTTCTACAAGTACTCCTGCTGTAGGTGCTATTCCAGCTTATGGTACAATCACTGTAGCTTCTACAGCAGGTTTGTTACCAGGTATGGTTGTTACTTTAACAGGTGGAACGGGTACTATCCTTGCTAATGCTTACATCTATGAAGTAGTAAGTACTACAGTATTCACAATTACTTTAGGTAGTGCAACAGCACCTATATTTGCAGCATTAGATGCAACAAGTGTATTGTCTGCAACTACTAACTACAACGTAGCATTTGAAGGCTTTGTTGAAGCTTGGTTGAGCAACGCAGGTAGCGGCTGTACTACTTTGACAACATATGCTTGTCCAGAGACTTGCGACCCAATTGATCCTAACGCGGACAACCGATAATCTTAACTAAAACTTATAAAAAGGGAGGGAGCAAAAAAAACTCTCTCCCTTTTTTATTTTTACACTATATCTTTGTAACTTAGTACTATGGCACAACACGCACTCTCAATAGAAATTCCTGATGTTCTTACTAACTGTATCTTTAGAGTTATAGATACTAGTACTTACAATGATACTGTACCTTTGGATTGTCCTAAGCTTGAGATTACAGCTCCTGGATTTACCACTGCAATTGAATTGCAACCAGGTACAGACTTCTCTGTAAACTATACAGCATGTGAGTTAGGTTTACAATTAACTAACTGTGGAACTACACGTAATGCAATTCCTGATGGTGTATATGTTGTTAGATACAGTGTTGCTCCTAATGAGACTGTTTATGTTGAGTATAACCACTTACGTATTACTCAGGCATTAAACCAGATAAATGATTTGCTTTGTTGTCTAGATGTTCCTAATTGTGAACCCCTATCACCTCTAGCAAATAAATTAAGAGAAGTACAACTTCTCTGGACCATGTTACAAGCTGCTAAAGCACGTGTAGAGTATTGTCATAACCCTACAGAAGGTATGGCAATGTACACTTATGTGTTAGGTAAACTTACTAAGTTAGCTTGTGGATGTGGGTGTGGAACGTGTAAATAATTTAAAACCAACATATCATGAAATGCGCAAATTGTGGAACAGCCCTGAGTTGTGGCTGCCAAAAGAGAACAACTAAAGACGGTAAACAAATGTGTACAAATTGTATACACAAACCAAAACCTGTTGCTAAAACTATTGATACACCTAAATAAATTAAGATATGCCCATTATAGGTAAAACATATTATTGTGGTGATGAGGGAAAACTAAAAGTCTATGATCATGCTACAAGCATATGGACCGATAAATCTATTAGTGGTTCACCTGCATTCTATGATGTAAAAGCTGATCCCACTAATCCTAATGAAATTATATTAGGAGGATTAGGCTATCTGTCTAGGTCAGTTGATAGTGGTACTACTCTTGTAACTTGTACAGGTAACTGGAGCGCATATACACCAACTATTTATCGAATAAGTTATACCAATAATAATAGTATCATCTATACAGCGGGTATGGGCGGTGTAGCAAAATCTACAGATGGTGGTGTATCATTTAATCGCTTAAATAGTTTTACTGCAGTAATTGGCCTTCAATGCCTTGCTATTCATTTTATAAATGATTTAGTTGGTATTGCATCTCAAGAATCTAAATTATATAAGACAATTGATGGCGGTGTGTCATGGTTACCGTTATATACCGGTAATGTTATAGACTCTGCTTTTCCTAATGACTATATAACAAGTCTGCATTTATCAGCAGATGCATCTACTATTATAGTAACTACAAAAAGAAAAATATTTAGATCAACAGATGGTGGATTAGGTTTTACTATGGTCCAGTACTTTGGTACAACCGTTGCTGCTATGGGCAAATCACCTAAGTATACTAATCTAGCTTGGTCAAGTGATAATATTTTAATTGCTTCTGCAGGTAATGGTAATGTATTGTATTCTTACAATGCAGGTGCTAGTTGGATAAATACAGTAGGTATGATACCCCCTACAACAATTGACTCTAAATCAGGATCAACCCTTTTTCAAGGATTTACTACAAGTGGTGCCCCAGTTGGATTTTTTAACAGTGACGCTGATGAAACCATCTATAGATTAGAACAAGTTAATTTAACTACATTTACGGCATCTGTATCTGACACATACGAGAAGTCAGTACTTGCAATGACAAGTTCTGTAGCTGATGTAACTTGTTATGTATTAACACCCTGTGGTCAAACAGGTGATATTTTAATTGCATCTAATACTGAATTCTCATCTTACCTTGACGGTTTTGTTAATATTGATGGTTCTTGTTTTTATGTAACAGAATCAGAGGATTGTAGTAATACAATACATGTGGTATATTCTAATATTATCTCGGTTGCAAACTGCGCAGCATGTGATCCTCCTGAACCTATATATGCTTTAAGAGATTGTATAGCACTAGAGCAGACACAATATACAACGGAAGCTTTAACACCAGGTATATCAGGATACATTGGTCAAGTTCTTTATATTGCGGGTTACCCTAATACTTGTTGGATAGTCGTAGAAGTATCAGGTGACTCACCTCAAGCAATAACAATACTAAATAATTTTGGAACTTGTCCAGATTGTGCAAGTCAATTACCTGGCCCACCTCCTGTTTATGAGTTGACTAATTGTTTAGATCCTTTAGATATTCTTTATACTTATAATTCTCAATTTGCAGAACCTGCAGAACTTGATCAGGTTGTTAAAATAACACAAGACGAAGATCCAAAAAGTTGTTGGAAAGTAGCAGAAATTCCTTTTGATGATCAAGCAATTAGTAATCTTACTATATACGTAGATGAGGAAGGAGTTCTTCAAATATTTAAAGACTGTGAGTGCTGTCTTCCAGCACCAGATCCAGCTCCTATAAAGTATACAAGAGTTATTCCTAAGCCTGATAGAAAGTTTTATCAGATCCAGCAGAGCCAGTGTGATATAACGGCTAACATAAGATTTGCAGATGGTTACTATAGACTGTTTAAAGAGTTAAAGTATGGTATAAGTAACCAATGTGATGGTATTAACCTAGAAAGATTATGGATTAAAAAGAATTTATCAGACTTAGCTGTTATCAATGATCCTACAGCCTGTATAATAACAACACCTGTTGTTCCAGTTATTTGTCCAGAACCTTCAGGTAATCCTTTTATACCACCACCTCCACCTATAACTTATACATTTACAGTAGGAGCGTATGGAGTTGATCCAGGTACTTTTGGTTGCACACAGTGTCTTGATGGGAGTGCCCCTAGCGGAGGTGCTAATCTTTGTCCTCAATTTAATCTGGTACTTGATTATAATATTTTAGATAGCCTGGATCCTTTTTCTGCATACGTATTTAATTATAATGGTAATTGTTTATGGGCAATTGGATTTACAATAGTTGCTGGTTCCGATCCTACTTTTCAAACATATACTATGACCTCAGCAAATATTACAAGTATAGTTTTAGAAGATGGTGTTTTGCCATGCTTATTATGCGGAGGATAAATTTTGATAATAGATAAAAAAACAGTAAATTATATATATGGCACTTCCTATTCAACCAACTAATACTCAAGCAGGATGTAATCCTGTTTCAAGTAACTGCGTAATCTGGCAGGGACCGGATATTCCATGCATTACATTATGCAGAGGAGATAGCATTTCTGATGTCACATTTAAGGTAGCAACAGAAATTTGCACACTCGTAGAACAGCTAGATATTACAGGGTTTGATGTATCATGCTTTCCTCCTATTTGCCCTAAGCCTGAGAATATCCATGACCTAATTCAGTTTATCTTAGATCAACTCTGTAGTTGTTGCATTACTAATTCAAGCACAGGAACTGCTGCTGGCACAAGCAAATCTTTAGTTCCTGGAGAAGTTCCTGTAACCAATTGTCAAGAATCAATGAGCTGTTTAGTTCCAATTGCTTCTTGTTTTCAATATACTGATGGATTTGGTAATCTTGTTGTAGAAATGTCTATTGCAGATTATGCTGCAGCAATTGGATCAAGAGTTTGCTCTATTGCAAGCAGCTTAACGGCCCTAACAAATACAGTAACAGATATCAATGATAGATTGATAATAATTGAAGCTTGTGATCCTTGTAATCCCGTATACCCCCCTATTACAATTCCTACTAGTTGTTTAACTGCTGGAACTAATATTGATATTAGTGATTTTGTAGAGAACCTTGAGACTACATTCTGTGCTCTTCAAAACTCTACAGGTACACCTTCTCAGATTTATTCAGCCATTTCACAAGAGTGTATAAACTTAGATACATCACCTTCCCTAACTAACACATCCGTTAACATGGGTAGTTTGCCAGGATGGGTATTGGCAGGTAGTTATAACACTATGGCAGATGCAATCAACAATATGTGGATTACTATTTGTGATATGCGTAATGCAGTATACAATGTAGTTACTACATGCTGCACACCAAGCTGCGATGATGTTGATGTAACTATGACAGCATCTTACACATCACCAAGTATCCTTGTTGATCTAACTGGTTCTATTGGATCATTTACAGATTGCTATGCAGCAGGTTGTTACATAACAATAACCGATGCATATGGTAATGCCTATACTACACAAATTAATGTTGCATCTAATATTAATGGAGCACCTGTTCCAATTAATATAACCGCAACATCTTTAAATGCTTATACTGACTATACCGTAAGTCTTAACTTATGTATGGATGATACAATAGCTGGTTTAAAGTGTAGCCAATCTTTAAATTATTCAATTGTGAATAGTGCACTTTGTCCATCTGTAACTTACTCTGCAGACGTTACTTATATTGATTATGTGTTTGCTAATCCATTATCAAGTCCTGTTACGTACATGCTTGAGTGTTGGAATTCAGCTCAAACTGCAATTGTAACCACAGTATCTTCTATAAATCCTGCAGTAGGTCCTGTACTTGGACAAATAACAGGTCTTGTAGCAGCTACTAATTATCAAATTCGCATGAGAGTAATTATTGGATCAACAATTACAGATTGTCCATTTACCTCAGTAACTACTAAACCCTAACTAAAATGGCTTGTTCAACTTGTCAATCTACAAATACATCATGCGGTTGTAAGGATCTCCCCCTTACAACTGCACCTGTATATACATGTCCTCCTGATATTAAATGCCCGGATCCAACTCCATGCTATGAGACTATCCAAGACACTTGTGTAAAACATGGTAACTATAGCATCATTAACTTTGGAGAACTATTTGCAGGCGGTGACTCTTACCCAGCATTACCAGCAGGAGCATCGTTAGAAAATGCTTATCAGGCTATGTCTGTACAAAACTTAGATTCTAATTGTCTTCCTCCTATTAATGTTCACCCTAGTTATGTAGGTACAACAGCTATTATACTTAACTGGGAAGATACTGGTGCTGATAGCTACACTGTAGATTATGGAACTGTAGAAGGAGTTTATACAACATCACCTATCTTAACAACTCCTACGTTTACACTTACTCTTTTAAATTCTAATACCAACTATTATTTTAGAGTTAGAACAGATTGCGATGGGGATAGTTCTATAGGTGCACTCATTATAATAAAGACATTAACAGCATAATAGTCTACGTTTGTTGGTTTAATCGTGACTAAACCAGGAGGCCCTCAAGTACAACTTGGGGGCTTTCTACTACTTGTCTAGTAATCAATTATGTATTATCTTTCAAACCTGAAAGAAATTTTGTAAATTGTAGTATACGTTATGAGTAATAACCAAAGACCTGATATAAAAGGACCTAGATTTAGGAAGAATGTTATAACTACTTTGAACATAGACATGTTTAAAGAATTCATTAACAAGTTCCCTAAATACAAAGACCTTGAGTACAAGGAGTTTAAAGAAATTATAATGCATCATTCTGAAGAGATCTGGAAAACTGTTATTACTACCCGAGATGGTATTAAGCTTCCGGAGCATTTGGGAATGTTATTTGGCGCTACTTGCATCAATGATGGTAATAACTATAAGACTTATTATAGTTATCATAATGATGATGGAGCTGTAGCAAGAAAGAATTGGGAGTCAGATGGGGCATTGGCTAAAATATTTTATACCAACTATACGCAGAAGGGTACAATGAAAGACTATTCTATGTGGGGGTTTACTCCAATTAGACAGTTTAAGAGAACCTTTTCTGCTGAGTTTAAGAATAACTGGAAGACCTATGTAACCATAGGTAGACGCGATAATGTATCAGCTTTAATATCAAATAGAACAAAGCCTTTTGTTTTCTCTGAGCTTAAAGAACAAGATATTTCAACATATAATGAATTTGAATTTTAACTATGACTACAGTAGGAGAAAGCATATCAAGGGTCCGCTCATTAATAAAAGGTCTTACTCAAGATGCTTTTATTACTGATAGACTCTTATTCAGTCTTATAACAAAGGCTGCAAAATTTTATCTTAAGCGACAAGATTCACTGAATCAACTGCTTAAGTATAACAGTATATTTAAAACTTTGCCTTGCGTCGAGCTTATTGAGATAGACAAGGTTGAGGCATGCTGCGATGTTCAGTCCGGAGTAATAATAAAACGCACTAGAGAAAAGTTACCTAACCTTATGGAAGGTACCTATGGCCCATTGCTTAGGAGTGTGACTTCTGTTGATGGGTCATTCTTTGTATATAAAACAGACCCTGCTCAATATACAGCAATGACTAAGACTACCAAGTTTAGGTACAATAAGACTAAGTACTTTTGGTACCTTAACGGCTATTTGTATTTCCCTAATGTAGAATGGGATGCTGCAAAGGTTGAAGGTATATTTGAAGATGATGTTACTTTATTTACTTGTGATGAAAATTCACAGTGTTCTATAAGACAAGATCAACAACTAGCATTACCTGAATATCTATTTATGGAGATTGAGCAGCAGGTTGTATCAGGATTCTTTACAACAGCTCAAATGCCAGCGGACAGTGCTCAAGATGACAAACAAAACATTATCAGAACATGAACTATAACTACACTCTTAAATATAGGACTTTTGAGCAACTTTTGGAAGATGTCCGAGTGGATCTTCCAACTGCGTCATTGGAGAACAAAATTGAGCCTGCTACGCTTGTCAAAATTGCAATTAAAGCTAACTATGATTTAGGCCTACGCATCTATCACACTAAAGAAAAAGTTTTAGAAGTTGTTAAAGGCAAGGTTAGACTTCCTGATGACTTCTTTGTAATGAACTTTGCTCTTATTTGTGGTGAGTATACGAGTACTATTGTAAATCCTCAAGGTACTCAGATTCAACAAGTAGTTCCTGAATATAGAGATTGGGTTGAAGGTAACTTGTGTTCTGAAGTAAACACTACAAATACACCAGTATGCCTAACAAAATGTGGAAATGATTACCAGCTTATTCAAGTTGTCAATACCACTACACGCCATTACAAATCCATGTTTCCTATTAGGTTTAAAAATTCTCAGTTTATTGACTGTGATTGCCCTAATCTTCAGATGTACTCTTCTGACGATGCCTACATAAAAGATAACTTTATTTGGACAAGCTTTCAAGAGGGTAACATCTATATCAACTATCAAGGAAATATGGAAAATGAGGACGGAGAGTTGATGGTACCAGATCACCCTTTTTTAAATGAGTACTACGAGTATGCCCTTAAAAAGAAAATCTATGAGACATTACTTCTTATGGGAGAAAATGTAACAGTTCAGTATCAACTAATTGCTACTGAATTTAGAGCTGCGCGTAATAATGCACTATCGGTAGTTAATACTCCTAACTTCTCTGAGATGCAGAAAGTTTGGGCTATGAATCGTAAGGCTATGTATGGTAAATACTATGACATGTTCAAGTCATATTTTTATCCGATTGACTATAATATTAATAATGCAGTTTAAGTATGGCAAAGAAAGAAGGCCCTTCAAATGCAGGATCAGAAGTTAATACAAGTACATTTAATAAAGGTCTTACTAAAGACTATGATGAAGTGTTCTTTCCCGAAGGGGCGTGGTCACATGCGCGTAATGCTGTAAACAATACAAATGAGGGACAGTTAGGTACCTTGAGTACTGAGCAGGCTACCTTGTTATGTGCTTCTGCTCCTTATACTGTTATTGGTGCTGTATATATGCACGATACCACTTGGGGTATTTTCTCTACAGATAATATTCATTCTGAGGTTGGTCTTTTTGATACTGCAAAATGTGGAGATACTGATGCTTATATAAAAGTTGTTAATGATGATTGCTTAAGTTTTAGTCAAAGTAATCTTATTACTGGAGCTGCTAAACTTAATTTTGATTGCAGCTGGCAATTATACTGGGCAGACGGATTAAATCCTGATAGATCTTTAAATGTAGATAATGTTCCGTATATCCAAAACTGTACTACTATTGATAGTTGTATTATATGCACACCTACAAATCAATTAGACTGTGATGCAATAAGACTTATATCACATGCGCATTCACCTTGTATGTCAATGGATATTGGAACAACTGGAGGGACATTACTTAATGGATCTTACTTTGTTGTAATTGCATATACTATAAATGGAGTAAAGGCTACTGATTATTTTTCTCCAAGTAATGTTGTTGCTGTATTTAATCATGATAACTTACAAGGATCTTTAGATATTACATTTAGTAACTTAGATCAAGATAACTATGATGAGTTTGAACTTGTTGTAGTTAGGATGGTGGCTGCTAATAGTTCTGCTAAAAGATTTGGTATTTATAGTACCCGCACAAAACACATATCAATAGATAACTTAGAGGAGTCTTTACCCTCTATACCATTGGCCCTAATATCATATAGAAACTTTCCTTATGAGAAATCAGATACAATGTCAGCAAGTTCTGAGTATTTATTTAGAATTGCGCCTACAGGAAGATTTGATTTTAACTATCAACCTTTAGCAAATCAGATTTCAACTCAATGGGTAATGACCGAGTACCCACATACCTACTATGAAAAAGCAGGAACCAATGTTGGATATATGCGTGATGAGCAATATGCTTTTTGGATTAGGTGGGTGTATGATACGGGCGAGACAAGTTCATCTTATCATATACCGGGTCGCGCGCGTAAGCCTTTTATAGAATATAATATTGCAACAGGACAAGACTTTGTTGTAAATAATATTGATGCTATTGAAGCTGGGGATCCTATGGAGCCCTATATACCTAAAAGATGGGAGGTATATAATACAGCAACCTTTACACCAACTAACTATACACTACCTGATGGAGGTGTAGTAATTGCTCAAGGTGATATGGGTTACTGGGAATCATCTGAGATTTATCCAGATAATAAACCCAATATCTGGAATGCTACATATACAGATCCTGATACAGGAGTAAACATTGGTGGAACTACTAATAGTTTTGATTATGATCTTTGTGGTAAGCCGATACGACACCATAAGATGCCAGCCGATTTACTTAACACATTTAACGGACCAGCTAACGGTGTGATAAATGATAGCTACACACATGTTAGAACTGACTCATTAGGTAAAGCTCAATATATAAGATTGCTAGGTGTTACTTTTGATAATATAAAACCACCTGTAGATAATTATGGTAACATAATACCTAGTATTGTAGGCTATGAAATATTAAGAGGTACTCGTGTAGGTAATAAAACAGTACTTGCAAAAGGTATCATTAATAACATGCGTACTTATAAGTTACAAAATGTTAGTGATGTAGATGGCTCAAGTGAGCCTACTACAATTGGTTTATTTCAAAACTATCCTTTTAATCCATTATATGTAGATCCTGCTATTGTAAATGATGAAACGAATGGTGGTGTTAATGATACTAATGACATTGAGTTTTATGGACCTGGTGTAACTACATCAGCATCTGATATAAAATTTTATAGCCAAAATCTTTTTACATTTCACTCACCAGAAACTAACTTTAGAAATCCTTACTTATCCCCAACAGAACTTAAAATCTATACAGAGATATCTCAAAATTCTGATGAGTTTGGTTATAATGTAAGGGGTAAGTTTAGACCTGTTCCTGGACATCCTAGACATAAGTTACTTACTGACTTAGCATTTATTGTAGCATGTTTAACGGGTATCGCTGAAGCAATTGTTGTTCATATAGCAGGTAAGAAAAAAGAATCTGTAGAAGGCACTGCTTCTTTAAATGCTTATAATAGTGGACTAATTGCAGCATTACAAAGTGGTACAGTTATACCTTTAAATATCGCAGGTAGCTCTTTTTTAAACTTAGCATCTGCATCAGTAGGAGGTCCTCAGTTAGATAGCCCGATGAATATGGCAGTTGCCTATTTGGCTTCCGAAGTTGCACAGGTGGCTGGTTATCAGGGAAATAGGTATAAGAAAGAAAATGAAAATACAGATCTGCAATCATTACCTAAATTTTTACGTATTGCAACAGGGCTTGTATTAACAGCTCAATACTTTAGCCAAGGTATGAATGTGGCTATAGATCTTATTAAAGCTTTAGTTAAATATCGTCAATATGCTTGGAGATATTTAAGTCATGGTAACCTACATCATCATTGGACAGGTAACGCTATTTATGGCAATACAAGAAGATACATTGATAAGTCTATGTATTTAGATCCCAGTGTACAAAACTTCTTTACAGATAACGGAACTTACTATAAAATAAATAATCTAAACAGACATAGGACAGTAGCTCTACATGTTACAGCAGCAGTAAATAACCCTAATATACTAGACAATACTGCACAAACTATTGGTAGTCATTTTGGTTCTGCTGTTTCTTCATCTGATTGGGATCATGATAATAGCCCTCTTCCAGAGTTTGGGACATCAGCATCATGTTTTTATGCCGGTCTTAAAGTAAGACTCGTAAATCAATATGGGCAATTAAATGGAGTTAGACAAATACCTATACCTTGTAAGATAATAGTTAATAATAATATTCCCCTTACAAATACTAATACTAGATTTACAAGTCCTGTATTATTTGGTGGCGATACTTATGTAGGACGCTATACCGAAAAGAATACTTTCTTTTATTTTAGGGACTGGTTGTATAATGTACCTGATGGCACTGAGTTTAACTATGCTAATTATTATATGTTAGGTTTCCCTAGATATTGGGCTGACTTTACTGAGTTTGAGGTTTCTGGCTTTATATCATCTGTGTTCCAAAATCTTATACATCCTGACGCATGGGAGATACCTAGTAACTTACACCACTTAGATAGGGGAGTTGGAGGAAATCCATTTGCTGGAATTACTGAAATTCAAGGTGGTAATGGTATAGAATCACCAGATCTTGCTAATACATCATCAACGACAACAACTGAGACAGTTCCCAATCCTGCTTATTGGGACAATGGTGTTTACACAGCCGGAGGATTTCAACCTGGTTGCGATGGTTGTCCCCCGTACATTACACAAACAACAACAACTACTAGTATTACAGTAGATCAGGCTGCAATTGATGATGCTGCTGATCCCGAAAATATGGGAGGATTTGGCTCTGGTTTCAATGCTGCAAACTTTGTATTTGGATTAAAGGATGCATACATGTATTTGTTTAATTCAAGTGTTAGAGATTTCTATGTTGAGTCTGAGATTAATCTAGCATGCCGCGACTGGGATAATGAACCAGCCCGCAGACATTACGATGAGTATACATATACAGACTTAGCTCAAATGTTTGATACACAGATTATCAAGTTTGGTAATTACTATAAGTATGATTATTCATTAGGTGTAAGTTATCTAATGTCTAATTTCAACTCATGGGGTCAAATGCAATTCCCATATTATAATCCAGCAGTATCAGCATCATGCTTTACATATATGCCTAATAGGATTATATACTCATTGCCATTTAAAAATGATGCTCCAAAAGATACTTGGAATATTTTCTTAGCAATGAACTATGTAGATTACGCTAACAGACCTTTGATGATTAAGCCTGTTAACAAAACAGGATTTGCTGTGT